TCGTACTCCGTCATGCCCTGGCGCCGAATGCCGCGCACGCGCTCCTCCGTGGACATGGACAGCTGTCGCTTGGCCTCCTCGATGCGCTGGACTTCCGCCAGATGCCGGTTGGCCTCGGCGTTGAGGGCATCGATGTGCTGGCGGTACTCAGAGAGCGCCTGGGTCAGCGTCTGGCGCTTGGTGGCCAGGATGTCGTTCTCGACACGCTGCACGTTGGCACGGCGCTCTTCCTCGGTCTGGCCTTGCCGGGCGGCGGCGTCCTTGCGCGCCTGCGTTTCCTGATCGATCAGGCCGAGCGTCTCGGTCGTGGCCTGACGGCGCAGGGTCGCCTGCTGCGTCAGTGCCTCGGCGATCAGCTGCGTAGACTTGGTGATCCTGGCGGTTTCGGATTGCTGGGTGCGATCCAGTTCCGCCTTCTCCTGGTCGTAGCGGTTCTTCACCGCCTGCACCTGCTGGGCGAGGCTGGCCTCGACGATGGACGTCAGCCCCTTGTAGGCTTCGGCCATCTTGGCGGTGGCATCGTTGACCACGCCTTGGGCCTTGCCGACGGCCTGTTCGACCTCGCCCAGCCGGGACTTGAGCTTCTCCAGCGCGGCGTGCACCGCCTCGATGCCGCGTCCGACCGCTTCCTGCGTGCCCTGGCGCACGGCTTCGAGCCGCTTGGCGATCTCCTCGGCAGCGGTCGCGGCGGTGTTCATCGCGCCCTTGGCGGCGTTCGCGCCTTCGGTGGCGTCCGCGTACATCTCGGCGAAGATGCGATTCATCTCCGCGAGCCGCTGTTCGTGCCGTTTCGTGGCTTCCGCGATGGTGTCGGACGTGAAGATGGCGGCGAACACCTCCCACTGGAAGCGCAGGTGCTCGATGCCCTTCATCAGCACCTCGACCATGAAGATGCCCGCCTTGCGGACGATCTCGAACTTCTCTGACAGCCACGTCCCAATCTCCCAGCCGATGATGGCCGCGCCGAGCACGCCGAAGGCCACGCGCAGCTTGCCGACCGTGGCGATGGCGTTCGACAACGACAGGTTGGCCGTTGCCCACGCCGCCGCCGTGGTGCTGGCGGCTGTCACCGCTGCCGCCCCCGCCGTCTGCCACGCGATGATCAGCGCAGGGATCAGGCGGTAGACCAGCACCGCGAGGCCGACCTCGGCGATGCGCCCCAGCCACTTCATCACCGTGTCCAGGTTCTCCGACAGCCACGTCAGGGCCTCGGCGAGCTTCTTGGTGAAGCCGGTCGATTCATCCAGGCGGCTGATCCACTGCCCGAAGGCGTTCGACAGGCGCGTGAAGGCCTGGCTGACGGTCATCGGCAGTTGCGCGTACTCGGCGGCCAGCTTGTCCTTCTGGCTCATCAGCGCGTTTACCACCACATCGGCGGTGAGCCGCCCTTCCTCTGCGAGCTTGCGCAGCCGTCCGATGGGCACGTTCAGGCCGTCGGCGAGCGCCTTGGCCAGACGCGGGCTGTTTTCGACGACGGAGTTGAACTCCTCGCCGCGCAGCACGCCCGAGGCCAGGGCCTGACCGAACTGCAGCAGGGACGACTGCGCCTCGGTGGCCGATGCGCCGGAGATGCGCAGCGCCTGCGAGATGCTTTCGGTGAGCGAGAGCGCATCTTTCTGCTCGCCGCCAAGCATCCGCACCGCCTGTTGGAGCTTGCCGTAGAGCGTGGCCGTCTCCTGAATCGGCACGCCAATGCGCTGCGCGATGGCGAACAGTTCCTTCTGGGCGACCGTGTACTCGCGGCTGCCTGCGGTGGCGAGCTTCAGGCGCGCGGACATCATGTTCCAGGCGTCGGCGATCTGGACGATCTCCTGCACCTTGCCCGCCGCCCAGTTGATCGACAGGAAGGTCAACAACTGCGTCTTTGCCTTGGCGACCTGATCGCCAAATGCGTTCATTCCGGCCTTGACCTCGGCCATCCCGGCGGCGGCTTTGTCGCCTGCGGTCTTGGCGCTGGAGCCGAACCCGCCGAGGCTGCGCTCGGCCGAGGTGATGGCGCGTTTGAGCCCCTCATCGGCCCCTTCGAGCGCAACGAGGATGGAAATTCGGTTCGCCATCTTCAGTCCACCAGCCGCAATTGCTTCTCGATGCGGGCGGAGAGGCGCGGGATGCGCCCTGCGACGATGCGTTCGACGTTCAGACGCTTCTTGAGCTGCACCCGGGGCACCAGCACGGCGATGGGTACATCCGCGCCACGTTTGAGCCGCTTGATGCCATCGGCCTTGCGGTAGCGGCGCTTGAAGCCCGACAGTGGCCGGTCGTATTCCTTGATGTTCTCGGCCATCAGCACGATGTTCCCCTTGGCGTTCTTGATGAAGTAGGCGTTCCCACCGCGCATCAACTCGGCGATCTGCGCCTTGAAGCGTTTGCGGCCGACACGACCGTGCAGTGGGATCAGCATCCGGCCTCCAATGACGCCACCACGCTCGTGGATGCCCGACCACGGGATGCGCGAGCCGACGTAGAGCGCGGGCAGCCGACTCCGATCCTTGTCGAGCACCTTGGCGGTGAAACCCTTGACGAAGGATTTCTTGACCACCGCCATCTGGCCTGCAACGTGGCTGCGCACGTCCTCTTTGAGTTCGGCGGCCTCACTGGCGATGCCGCGCGCGACCGCCTTCTGCACCTTCTCGCGGAACTCGCCGCCCCAGCGGCGCAACTGCGCCTGCGCGGCCTTGCTATCGATGCGAACCGAGATGCGCATGGTCTTGGAGCCTGTCGAGGGTCTGGTCGATGTGGCGGGCGTCACCGCGTGCGCCGATGGCGATCAACGACAGAAGCCGGGCATCGCGTGCGACGTCCTCCCGCGCGGTGGCGGCGGCGAAGCCGCGCACCTGCGCCAGGGTGTAGTCGAGGATGTCCGGCAACCGGTGGCCGTGGCCGATCAGGTGCTGGACGGTGTCGAACCACCCGTGGCCATTGCTGCCGTCGCGCCCGTCCGCGCGATCAGCCCGTCGAGCCGAGGCATCACCGTCCGGGTAAAAAAATCGGCGTTGACCTCGATCACCTTGGCCGCCAGCAGGATGGCCTGGTCGGCATCGAGCGCGTCGACCCACGCGCGCGGTTTGCCGACAGCGATGGACACTGCGGTCAGCAGGTCGTCGCCGCGCTCGCCGAACAGTGCCAGCCAGTCGATGCCATCGCCGCCGATCTGCTGCATCACCGGGGTGATAGCGCGCAGGAAGGCGGGCATCTGGCCGACCTTGAGTGGCTTGATCGCCAGCGGCTCGCCATCGATGACCAGCTCCACCGCCTGCGGGATGAGGGTTTCCAGATCGCTCATGGCAGTCCCCATCACAGTTGCACGATGCGGCCAAACTGGCCGAGCACCGCGTCGTAGGGCTTGGTGGTGTCGGCCAGGAGCGAGCCTTCCAGCTCGAACTTGTTGTACTCGTCCGAGATGAAGGAGATTTCCTTCAGCGGGTCGAAGGCCACGCGGTACAGCTCCACCAGCACCTTGGCGTTGCCCTGCGCGGTGTTGATGCCTTCCAGGCGCAGGTAGCGCTCGGGCAGCGCCTGCGTGAAGATGCCGATCTCGGTGGCGACGCCGTAGCTGTAGGCGGCCTTGAACGGTGCGGTGAAGCCGGTGATATCCAGAAATTGGAGGGCACCGAAATCGGTGTCGGCGGTGTAGTGCGTGCCTGCCGTCAGCGTCGCGGGCGTGCCCGCCGAGTCGGTCACCACCAGCGCCGACACCTTGGGATGGGCGAAGAAGTAGCGGTCGCCGACCACCGGAGCAGCGCCGCCGATGGGCTCAAAGGTCACAGTGCCTGTGCTGCCGGTGACGTGGTTGCCGTACAGCGCCAGCGCAAGGTTTTCCTTGGTGAACTCCTCGATGGTGAGGTTCACGGTGGCCGACTTTTGCTTGACCATCCGGTGGTCGAGCGATCGCTGGCCGGTCTGGCTCTCGTAATGCTCCAGCACGTCGGTCTTGAGCGAGAGCTTGAGCTCGGCGACGTTGCCGGGCGAGCGCACTTCGATGGGCAGGCCGGATTCGTCGCGCTTGCCGAGGAAGACGCGGCCCTGAAAACTGGCGTAGGTGCTCATGATTTGGATTCCTTGCGTTGGGTGGTGATGGGTCGGATGGGCTCAATGGGTGTGCCGTCGCCTTGCGGCTGGGGCTCGGGTACGGGCTGGCGGTCGTGGCGGGCGATGCCGTTGGCGATGAGCCAGTCGGCGGTGCCACCATCCACATCGAGCCGTTCGCCCGCCTTGTGGGCTTGGCCCGCGTGGGTGTGCGGTTGGGTCAGAACGATGGAAGTCATGGTTGTCATCCTTTGGCTGAAAGATCGGTGTCGAGCGTTCGGTAAGTGACGCAATAGCGCGCCGGGATCGTTGCGGCCACCGCGTCGGCGTCCTCGACGTCCCACTCGCATTCCTGCTCGCGGATGCCAAGGCTCAAGCCACCTAGGTTCCGGTCGGCCAGCAGCGCGGCGTGGGCAGCAGTGAGCAGCCGGTCGGCTTCTGTCTCCGGAATCGCGGGCGGCACCGCGCGGGCCAGCGCGACGAGGCGCACGATCAGTTCGCGCGTGACGCGGTCGTTGGCGCGCTCGGTGATGGATTCGGACTCGGGGAACACCACCAGCGCCGGGCATCGCTCCCGGCTGATGGCCACCGTGGGCGAGCGGTGCAGCGTGGCCCCGAGCGATTCCACCGGCGTGCGGACAGCCGCCATCACCGCGAGCAGAATCTGTTCGCGGATCGAGTTGCCGGACACGGGTCAGAGCCTTGTGAGCTTGGCGCGCATCTCCGAGCCATCGCCCACGGCTCGGATGTCGCGCACCTGATAGATCACGCCGCCGATCTCCACCGTGTCGCGCGGGGCCAGACCCACGAACACCGAGGCCGGATACGACATCTGGTGGTCGGTGGTCGAGGCCAGCCCATCGAACATGGTGTCGTCCGGAGCGGCGAAGCCAACCGGGTGGAGCTGCGCTGTCGTGCCGTCCGAAGGACGCCAGAGGCAGTCCTTCAAGAGCCCGGCATTGGCGGCCGATTCGTAGATCTGCTCGACGAGACTCATCACGCCACCGTCAACTTCACCAGCACACCCGGACGATGGCACATCGGCAGCGGGTTGGACTGCGTGTGCAGATCGGTGCCCCGGTCGAACTTGCGCGGCTCCTGCTTGGCGTACAGCGGCTGGCCGACCGTGTTGACGGTTTCGTTGAAATCCGCCGGTGCGAAGTAGGTGCCGAAGGTGTCGATGGTGCCCAGCGGGAAGGCATGAGCCTCGCCAGCGGCGATGAAACGGCGTGCGGTTCCGCTGGCATCGGTGGCCTGACCCCGGTACTCCTCGAAGGTGATACCGCCGTAGGTGAAGCCGCGACGCACGTCGTTGATGAGGATTGCCCCGTTCTGCCAGTTCTCGAAGGCCTTCTCGACCTTGGCGTGGCCGGTGAGCGCGGCGAAGAACTCCGGCGAGCACAGGCAATGGACACCATTCATGAACTCGCCTTTGAGATTCTCCTCGATGGTTGCCAGCACCGTGGTGCACTTGGCTTTCACATTGGTGCCCGCCGTGCCCAGCTCGAAGGCCACCGCCTGCTGGGTGATATCGAAGGCATCGAACAGGTCGTAGAGAACCGAGCCGTCCGCGTCGAGGATCACGCCCTTGAGCGCACCCATGCGCAGGTGCTCCAGCGTGATCGCATGCTTGTTGCGCATCGTCTCCAGATGGCGCGCGATCACGCCTGCCACCGTCTCGGTTTCGGTTTCCGAGCCGAAGGCACGGATGCCTTGGACTTCCTCCGGCAGCACCACGTCGTCGTGCGGGATGTGCGGCACCACGAAGGAGCGCAGCTTGCGTTTTCCACGCACGCCAACCGTGCCGGGTGAACCCGGTGGCAGCGTAGGCAGCAAGTTGAGCACGCCGTTCATTTCCTCGACGACGATCTGGCGCTGCCGTACCGGCTTGGACGGCATCAGGTTCAGTTCTTCCAGACGCCCGTAGCGGTTGGGCAGGATGTTGATGGCGGCGGTCAGCGCCGTCATCGAGAAGGCGGGATTGCTGAAGGGGTTGTTCATGGTCAGGCTCCTTGGCGAACGAGCACGCCCAGCGCCTTAAGCTGCGCAATGGCGGTGAGTTTTTCGGCGGTGGTGATGGCGTCGGGCCACGCGAGCGCATGGTGGGCGACGATGGCGTGGCGCGCGACGACGAGACCGTCGTCACGGTCGATCAAGGTGGCGTCGCAGGCCTGCAGCAGCACGCCAGCGGCGACCTGCGTGCCGTCTTCTGCGGACGGATCGAGCTGTTTGAACTTGGCCGTTGCGGTGACGATGCCGACCACCGTGCCCAGCGGCAGGTTCTGGCCCGAAGCGACCGTGACGCGGTCGCGCGAGTAGAGGTTGGGAGCTTCGTACTTGAGCAGGTCGCCCAGGTTCAGAGGTTCGGCGAGAGCGGGCATTTCAGACCTCCTTCTTGGTGGATTGCGCCGCGATCTGCTTGGCGGCGTCGATCAGCGGATTGCTGGCCACAGTGCGCGCGGCGTCGGGTGCGATGTGGCTGGTGATTTCGGGACTGGCTTCGGCCTGCGCCGCAAGCAGTTGGCTGCGCACCTTGGAGGGCGAGGACTGAGCTTCGAGGAAGCCCGCAATCAGGTCGGTTCGCCCGGCCAGCGTGCAGGTCTGGGCGATTTCGACGGCGTCGGCCACGCTCAGCGCGGTGGCGGTGGCGGTGGCGGTGGCGGTGGCGGTGGCGGTGGCGGACGGTTGAGGATGACTGCCAGCAGGATCAGCAAGAGGCCGATCAGAAGCAGCGGGGTCGGTTCGATCATTCATAGAAGACTCCATCTGGTGGTTGCGAAGAAAGCCCGCTTGGCTGGCCGTAGCCACCTGAGTCGGGAGTGGGGAAAGCGATTGCGTGAGTTGTGTAAGCGCGTCGTCAAGGCTGCCGACGGCGTCGGCCAAACCGGTGGCGACGGCGTCCGGGCCGAAGAACAGACCCGCTTCCGTGGCGCGCACGGCGTCCGCATCGAGGCCGCGATGGCGCGCGACCGTCTCGACGAACAGGTCATAGATGCGATCCACCTCGGCCTTGAGGACGGCGTGGGCTTCGTTGGAGATCGGTTCGTGCGGGTTGAGGTCGTTCTTGCGTTCGCCCGCGAACACGGCGGTGTAGCGAACGCCGTCATGAGCGTCCTTCACCGACTGATCGACGTGCATCGCGATGACGCCGATCGAGCCGACGCCGCCGGTGCGCGCGACAAACACGCGGGCGGCGGCGGACGCGAGCGCATAGGCTGCAGAGAACGCCATGTCGTTGGCCACAGCCCAGATGGGCTTCACTTCCGACGCCGCTCGGATACGGTCGGCCAGATCGAACACGCCGCCCGACTCGCCACCGGGCGAATCAATGTCGAGCAGGATCGCGGCGATTTCAGGGCTGGCCAGCGCCGCATCCAGTTGCGCGGCGATGCCGGTGTAGCTGGCGAGGCCCGACTCGGCTTCGATGCCCGAGGTTCGGCGCACCAGCGTGCCGTGGATCGGAATGACGGCGACCTTGCCGCTCGGAGGCCCAAGCGCGCGGGCCGCAGGCGTGTAGCCCACGGGCGCAGCGAGGTCGGCGAGGCCGACGCGTGCACCGAGCACGGAGAGGATGACGTCGAGTTTCGGGCGATGGATCGCCAGCGGCACGCCGAACAGGCGCGCCGCCAGATGGGGTAGCACGGTCATGGGAATCCTTGTGGAAGGCGGTCTGGCGGCCGGTCAGGAAGACGTTTGGCTGCCGGTGGCGTCAGGCACGCTGGCGCTGCGGTTGGGTTCCGCGCTGCCGCCGTCCTTCGACGTGTAGCGAGGGTCGGAGTCGAAGATCAGTCCGAGGTCGTCGGCGCGCTGGTTGTCGGCAGCGATCTCCCGGTCGACGTCTTCAGCGTCGTAGCCGTTGGCTGAGATGGCTTCCGAGCGAGACATCAAGCCTGCGCGGATCGCCAGCAACATCGCCTTGAATTCCTTCTCGGGATCGACCCACTGCCAGCCCTGGGGAATCCACTTCACCGCGAGGTACTGACGACGACGGGCTGACCCGCCACGCGCGAACCCGGGGGCGTCGATTGCACCGGCAAGCACCGCCTGCTTCATCCAGGCTGCCCACACCGGACGGCACATCTGATGCACCAGCACCCCGTGCTGCACCATCTCGCAGCGACGCCGGAACTCCAGCATCCCGGCGCGGATGGACGAGTAGTTCACGCCGGTCAGATCGCCGGTCAACTGCTCGTAGGTGATACCAATGGCGGCGGCAACCGCGCGGAACTGGGTGCGCAGGAATTCGGAGTACGAACCGCCAACGTCAGCCGGATCGGAGAACTTGATGTCCTCGCCCGGCTCCAGGATCTGCAGCGTGCCCGGCTCCAGTCCGGCAAGCGCAATCCCGTC